GCATCGGAGATGACGATGCGAAGATTATCAGTGACAAGACTTTTGACGGTTTTGCCACGGAGGTTCTGAGTCAGTTTGCTGACGATTCGAAGATTACAGACGATACGTGGAAGTTGCCTGTTGTGCTGCTGAAACAGTTCGCCGGTCAGAAGCGTCATGATGACAAGACCTTCGCGGAGAAGTTCAAGACGGACTATGCTGCTCAGTACAAGACCGAGCATGAAAAAGATGTGGAGGCTCGTATTGCAGCCGCAGTTAGCAAAGCCGTTGAGGACTACAAGAAGGAACACCCGGAGCCGAAGCCAGACCAGAAGCCCGACCCCAATGGTGGTGACGAAAAAGACCTCGACGCCAAGATTGCGGACGCTATCGCCAAGGCGATGGGTGGTCTTACGGCTGAGGACGGTGTAATCGGCAAGCTCACTAAGACTATCACTGACTTTACAGCAGGCCAAGCGGAGCGTGAGAAGAACGCGAAACTTGTGGCCGTCAAGAATCAGCTGAAGCAGCACCTCGTTGGCCTGAAAGCCAACAATGAGGCTTGCATCGACGATGCCCTTGACCATCTCGACTACGGTGACAATCCCACATTTGACGCGCTGAAACAATCTGCCGTTGGAGCTTACGAGAAACAGTACAAGCGTTACTACGGCGACGGTGCGACACCCTTCGGAGGCAACGGAACTGGAGAAGGTCCCAAAGGAAAGACCGACTCATTCGTCAAAGCCCGCCTCGAAGCACTGAAGAAAGAGGCCGCAGAGCAGGAACAATATGCTCAGAATCTCGAAAAGGGATTCATGTAGGCCGAAGAGAGAAAAGAGATTTATTAACGCATTAAAGTTTAACAAAGATGAGAACAGGAACTCTTAACAACTACGTGAAGTGGAGCAAGAGTTGGGGCGGTGTCCGCAAGTGCTACGAGGGCAAGCCCACCATCCTTGTCGGCGGCTTCGACATCGACCTGAAGTTGATGCCTGAGTACGGCAATGCGATGGCTGCTGGTACGCTTGTCTATGCCGACGAGCAGGCTCGCACTGTTGTTCCCCTGTACACCTTCAAGGTGAAAAAGGTAGAAGGTACCGCCGTCACCGTGGAGAAGTTTGAGACTGGCAGTATCGCCAAGGTCGGCATGAAGCTGATTGTGGTCGGCAACGACCTCACTGCTGCCGCTGACAAGGTGGCTACCATCACTGCCATTGACACTACCGCTGCCGACGTGGACGTGCTGACCGTCGATGCCGCTACAGGTATCGCCGAGGGTGCTATCCTTGCCGAGGCCGGCGACGACTCTAAGGTCAAGGTCGTTCCCAACGGTCTGACCCTCTGTGACAACGTTCTTGACAAGGACGCTTACGCTATGGATATTGATGTTGTATGGAACTGCATCGACAAGCCCGTACTGGAGCGTCGTATGCCGCCCCTGACTGACAGCATCAAGGCCGCTCTCCGTGAGGCAGGCTGTTTCTTCCGCTTCTCTAACCGCAAGTAAAAGAAAGGAGAATTAGATTATGAGAGACGTTAATTTATACGGCATCAGCGGTCTGCATGAGTATGTGGACGCTGAGAGCTTCGGTTTGCTTCTCGACAACGTAAACGCCAAGTACAACCGTGCTATCTGGCGCAACTACGCTTCATGGGGCGAGCCGACCGACGACCGTGAGTGGAAGCAGGGCGTGAAGAAAACCCCCATCATGGTCCGTGCCTCTGTGCTGGGTACTCAGTCTGAGAAGCCGCAGCGCAGCACTCAGGGATGGGAAATCTACGGCGGTACTCTTCCGCAGGTAGGTCACGGTTTCAGCATCATCCAGGATGACATGATTGAGCTGCGTAAGGTAGCCAAGCTGTCTAACCTGACATTCGGTGAGGCTCTGACCGACTGCTTCATCCAGAACTCCACCAACATGCTCGGCGGTGTTCACAACGAGTTGTCGTACATGACCCTTCAGGCCATGTCTACGGGCGAGATTCACGATGTGGCCGTTGATGGCTACCACTTCGACTTCAAGTTCGAGATTCCCAACGAGAACTTCGTTTCTCCCGACGCAGGCAAGGAGTGGTTCAAGTACGAGGGAACTGGCGCTGACAAGAAACTCGTTCCCAACGCCGACGCTGACGTTATCGAGGACTTCCTGACCTTCCAGAAGTACTACACCGACACCCGTAACCTCGGTGTTGACCACTGGAAGATGTCCAAGTGGCTGTTCGACATGATCCTGAAGCATCCGAGCGTAAAGAACGCCTTCCTTGCCTCGAAGTACGGCAACAACTACATGAACATCAGCATCTCCGACGGTGACACCACGATTTCGCACGACCCGCGTATCAAGGTCATCCAGTCGGAGCTGTTGCAGTGGATGCACCGCGACATGGGTATCTGGCCTTTCGACGTTATCGACTTCAAGTCGCGTCATGAGGAGGACGGCAAGCCCGTGAACGATGCTCCCGCGTTCGACATTCACAACATGGCAGCTGCCAGCCGTCAGTACAAGCCTTTCGAGATGAAGTGCATGAACTCCATCCTGAAAGACCGCTCGAAGATGGGTGCCCACAACGATAGTGTACGCACTACGTTCGTTGAGAACCGCATCGCTGTGCAGAACGTATGGCAGGATCGCCCGATGATGAACATCGTGGACTGCGAGCTGTTCGCCGGCCCCGTGTTCCAGAACGTACAGGACTACGGCATCGCTTCCGTGTGGAGCGAGGCGTAACCTATAATTGACGTGACCTATGGCAGACAATGTTTTGACCGTCAAGCAATACCTCAGTGGCAAAGTCAGGAACATCACCGTTCCTGACGATGCCATTGCATCCATACTGCTCGATGCGGGGTGCGGTAGCGTGAAGGTTAGCGAGGTGGTAGTGGACGAAGAGACGGGCGAGGAAACGATTCGGGAAGTGGATAAGCCCATCGACAAGGACACCGACATAACCTTATTATCTATACGCGAGCGCGAGTTGAGCCTTGCATGGCTGTATGTGTGGATTGCTGGCTGCCCTACTCAGAGTGGTGGCTACACCGAGCAGAGCGCGGACTGGCAGAGCAGCGAGAACGGCGAGCGTATGTCTGCAAGCGTACTGAGAACCTACCTTGCTATGGCCAACAAGATTTTCGAGA